ATGAGTGTTCAGCTGCGGGCCGTCTGCGAGTCCTGCGAGCGCAGAAGCCGTTGGCAGGACGAGGACCCCGAGTGTCCCGGCCGCCTGTTCATGTGGGGGATGGCGCGCGGCTGGTCTGTCGTGCCTTACGCGCCCGACTTCGAACACCCCGACGGCACCCACGGCGACAAGTGGATCTGCCCGCGCTGTGTCCGACGTGCGTCGTACCGAGCGCTCATCGTCGAGTGCACGGAACGCCGAGTCGTGGCCGCTACGGTCGCGTGATGGGCAAGCCCGCGATCTACCTGCTGATCGACGCGTTCGAGACGGTGCTGTACGTCGGCGCCTCCCGCGACTACTGCCGACGCGTTCGGGAGCACCGGCGGCGCTCGTGGTGGGACGAGGTCGCCCTGGTCGAGGTCTACGAGCAGCCGACCTGGCCAGCTGCGCTCGCGTCGGAGCGCCGGGTCATCCACGCGCTCACGCCCATCTACAACGTGCAGTCGAACGATCCCACCCGGCGCATCGTCGCGGCCGTGTTCCACGACTTGTTCCTGGACATGGCCTCGCCGGGGGACCCCGATAGCACGCGAGCAGGGTGAGCCCCCGGGCCTATGGGCCCCTCCGCCTCGTCGCGGACAGCGATGAGGGACGACACACACCGTCGTCCCAAGGGGGGTCCCAGATGACCTGGCAGTTCGCGATCGCGCGCTACGTGAAGTGGCTCCGGATGTCCGACAAGTCGCCCAACACGATCGTGCAGTACAAGCACTACCTCAACCTCGCCGCCGACCGGCTCGGCACCGACTCGCCGTGGGCCGTGGGGGCGGAGGAGCTCGAGGACCTCATGGGGTCGGTCGCCTGGGGGAGCTCGGCGCGGAAGTCGCTGCGCACAACGCTCGCGGGTTTCTACCGCTGGGGGCACCGCCGCGGCTACATCGCCGACGACCCGACCGTCGAGCTGCCCACGCCACGCGTGAAGCCCGGCATCGCCCGGCCGATGCCCGAGCCGCTGATCGACGCCGCTCTCGCCCGCGCCGACGAGCGCGAGGTGCTCATGATCGAGCTCGCGCGCAACCACGGGCTGCGCTGTGGGGAGATCTCCCGCGTCGCGTCCTGGGACCTCGACGAGGACGATGTGCTGACCGTGCACGGCAAGGGCAGCAAGGACCGCCGGGTGCCGCTCCGACAGAGCCGCGACCTGATCACGGCCATCCGTGCGGCGGACGGGTGGCTCTTCCCGAACACCCAGCGTGGCGGGCACATCACCCCGAACCACGTCTCGCACCTGCTCTCCCGGCTGTTCCCGGACGGGTGGACCGGGCACAAGCTCCGGCACGCCTTCGCGACCGAGAGCTACCGCGGGTGCCGGGACATGGAGAGCGTCTCGCGGCTCCTCGGGCACATCAGCACCGAGATCACCCGCCAGTACGTCGCCGTCGACGACGACGAGCTCGGCGAAGCCGTCGACGCCGCACGCAAGGAGATGCGACCACCACACCGCCAAGACCAGGACGGGACGACAGCAGCAGCCGCGTGAGCGCCGCGACGATCGCCCGGCCGGCGACGTCGTTCCTCGAGGCGTGGACGGTGTGGATGCGAGCGCAGTCGATGTCCGAGCGCACCGTCGAGTCCCGCGTCGGACTCGTCGAGCGCGTTGCCCGGCACGCCGGGGTCGACCCGACGGCGCTGTCCGGGCTCGACATCGCCGAGCACCTGGCACAGGACCACCTCTCGGCCGGTACCCGCGGGACCTACCACGCGGCGCTCAAGGCGTGGTGCGAGTACCTGCAGCTCGTCGGGGTCCGCACCGACGACCCGATGCGGACCCTGCGCCCGCCGCGAGCGCCGCGGTGGGAGCCGCGGCCGGTCGAGACCGAGCACCTGGCCGCGATCCTCGCGGGCCGGCTGCACCCGCGGGTGCGGATGATGGTGCTCCTCGCCGCGTACGAAGGGCTGCGGGTCTCGGAGGTGGCGCAGGTCAGCGGCGAGCGGTTCGACCGGCTCGGCGGCGCGCTCACGGTGACGGGCAAGGGCGGCAAGGTGCGACGGGTTCCGCTGCACGACGCCGTCCTCAGCGCCGCCGCGACCTGGCCGGCGGCGGGCCCCTGGTTCCCTGGGCGGCGGGGCGCGACCGTGCGCCCGGGGTCGGTGTCGGAGTCGATCGCTGCGGCGATGCACCGCGCCGGCGTGCCGGTGATGTTCACCCCGCACGCGTTGCGGCACTGGTTCGCGACCACGCTCGTCGAGCAGGGCACGGACCTGCGCACCGTGCAGGTGCTGCTCGGGCATGCCTCGCTCGCCACCACCCAGGTCTACGTGCGCGCGTCCACGGTGCTCGCTCGCGAGGCCGTCGCGCGGCTCCCGCTCGTCGCCTAGCCGCCGGCGCCGGGGTGACATCGGTCGGGAGATTCTCGCGGCCGATGTCACCCCGGCGCCGGGCAGGTCCACCGCAGGCCGTCGGCCAGGCCGGCAGGGATCGTCACGGCGCCCCAGAGCGCGACGTCCTGGCACCCCTCGGCCACGATCGCCCGGCACGAGCACTCCCAGGCCGTGTGACGCCCGTCGGGCGCACACCGGCACTGCATCGTCCGCTCGCGCGGACGGCCCGCGCCGAGCGTCGCCCAGCCCTGGCCGCACGCCGGGCACCGTCGCGGGGGCACCCGCAGGTACCCCCGCGACGTCTCGACCCACCGCTCCCGCTGGCTCATTCGAACAAGTGTACGAACGACGAAGCGCCCCCGCCCTCCGGGAGGAGGACGGGGGCGCCGTGGCGAGAGGGGCGGGACTCAGGAGGTGCGGGTGATGTTCGACGCCGCGACGAGACCGAACCCGGCGCCGGCACTCTGGACGAACGCGGCCGCGAACAGCAGGACCGGCGGCGCGCCCTGGCTGATCGCGGCGAACCCGGCGAGCGTCGCGGCACACAGCGTCGAGGCGGCCGCGTACCCGAGGTACGCGCGCTTGCGCCCCGTCGGGGACAGCAGCTCGAGCGGGGTCGCCGGGGTCTGGTCGTCGCCCTGGTCGTCGAGGGCGTCCATCTGGGCTGTGGTCATGGTGCAGCTCCGATCAGCGTGGCGAGCACGCGCAGGGGGTACAGGGCCGCCCACATCACGGCGGTGGTGACGGCCGCGCACGCGGCCGCGAACAAGGCGACGGCGCCCGCGAGTGCCGCGGCGTCCCGCAGGCGCCGGCGCACGTCAGTACCGGCCGCTGCGGGCGGTCGCGTCGTTGAGGGCGTGCTGGTGCAGGCGCGTGGTGACCGGGCCGGCGACGCCGTCGAAGTCGCTCTCGGCCGCGCCGCGGCCGAGCACGGCGGGGCCCTGGCGGTTGAACAGCCAGAACTGGCGGACGCGGACCGTCTTGGCCCCCTCGACGCCGTCGCGGCTGAGCGCGGGAGCGCCGGTCAGGGACCGGATGGTGTCGGCCCGCACGGACGCGTTCAGGAACGCCTGGTCGGCCTTGATCAGCGTCGAGGGCCTGGAGATCGTGCCGTCGATCGGGGTGCTCATGACCTCCTGCCACCGGCCGATCGTGGCCGGGCCCCGCTTGCCGTCGGTCGCGATCCGCAGCGAGCCGTCCGCGTTGCGGGCGCGGGTGTCCGCCGCGGGCAGGGTGACCACCACCGTGCCGCCGCCTGCGGGCGGGGCGCCGAGCAGCAGGCCGACCTGCTCGCGCATCGCGGCCATGTCCCAGTCGCGGATGTCGATCTTGCGGGTGGGCGCCCACTCGTTGTGCCCGATCGCCCACCGCGCGTCCAGCCCGCGCGAGCGCAGCAGCGCCGCGACGACCTTCGGGTAGGCGGCGCGCTGGGCGTCGGTCCAGTCCGCGTCGCCGCCGCACTCGGCCTCGATCCCGAACACCGCGGAGTTCCCGACCAGGCCGTTGTACCCGCCGGCGCCGGCGTGGTTCGCACGGCCGGCGGCGACCACGACGGGCACCCCGTCGCGGGTGAGGTAGACCTGGGCGAGCGGGCCGGGCAGGTCCGCCCGGCCGTCGACGACGACCCGCAGGGACGGGCGCGCGGTTGAGCCGCGCGGGCCGGCCGTCCAGTGGCACACCACGGCCGCCGGGTTGAAGGTCTCGGAGCCGCGGGTCTCCCACCCGGGCACGAGCTCGACGGGCAGCCCGAAGGCCGCGAGCGCTGCGGGGATCTGCAGCTGACGGGACATGCTCAGACCTCCGGGGTGTAGGGGACGGTGGCCGGCTCGTCGGTGCTGGCCGCGTCGGAGAACGCGCCGTGCACGGCGGGGTCCCAGTCGAGGGCGTCGTCGACGCCGGCGAGCTCGGACAGCGGCGGGGTGGTGGTCGGGTCGGGCATGGGTGCCTCCTCATGACGAAGCCCCGACCGGCGGGTGCCGGACGGGGCTGTGGGTGGGTGGTGGTCGCGGGTGTCAGCGCCGGCCGTGGTAGCGGCGCTCGTGCTCGGTCATGCGCTCCCGATCGGCGCGACGGTCGTCGGCCTGGATCTCGCGGATCGTCCCGAGCTCCTCACCGACCTGCGCCAGGCGGGCACCGTGCTCCTCCTGGCGGCGCTCGATCCGGTCGACCGCGTCCCTCATCGACCCACCCGAGTTCGGGCGCATCTCATGGGTCACGCTGTCCACCCGCGCGCGGGTCGATCGACCCTGCGCGAAGCCCGCGAGCGCGACGAGGGTGGGCGGTAGCGCGGCGATGGCAGCGACCAGGATCGCGTCGCTCATGTGACCTCCGAAGGTCTATCGATCGGGTGACCAGCCGCCGGGGTCCCGGACAACCGTGGGTGCAGGGGCGTACGTTGGCGGGCATGCAGATCAGGGGGGCCATCATCGGAGCGAGCGCCACGCTCGCCGTGCTCGCTGCCGGCGTCACCGGCGTAGCGATCGCCAACGCGAACGACGACGCGCTAGCGCCCGAGCCGACGCCGAGCGTCACCACCACCGCACCGGCGCCGACGCCAACCGCACCCCCCGCGACCCCGACGGAGATCCCCGTGACCGAGCAGGCCCCGTCCGAACCGGACGCACCGGCGACGAGCACGACCGGCCAGAACCCCGCCGCTGGGACCCCCACCGCACCAGCGGCCGAGGCCCCCGCCCCGGCTGTGCCGCAGACGCCCGTGGCACAGGTTCCGGACGCCCCGGTTGCTCCCGAGCCCGAGGTGACGCCCGAGCTCCCCGCCGACCAGATGATGGTGCCGGCGCCGCCGCCCCCGCAGACCAACGAGAGCTTCACCAGCCAGGGCTAGCGCAGAAAGACCGCGAGCGCCTCGACGTACGCGCGGTTCGATGCACTCGCCGCCCACGCTCCGCCCTGCGCGTGCGTCTGCAGCGCGATCGGAATCGTCCCTCCGGACGACAGACCGGTCAGGATCCCGACCTTCGCCGACGACGACGACGCCCACGCTCCTGCGGCCGCAACAGCTGGCATCTCGCGGGCCGCGGCGCCGTTGACAACCGCACTGCAGTACAGAAAGTCGGTGCTCGCGCGCGTGTTCGCCGCACCGACCTGCGTCCAAGCACCGACGATCGCCGAGCTGAACCCCTCGGGCACGGCGATGCTGGTGGCGGCGCGCTGCTGGTCGGTCGTCGCCACCGCGAAGTTGAGTTCAGCGAACGACGCCATGCCGACCTGCAGGGGGTTGGTCAAGGCGTCGTTGCCGACGATGCCAGCCCTGAGAAGCAACGTGTTGATGATCGCGACCGCGTCCGGCCCGCCGAGCGCCCACCCAACCGTGCCGGGATCCTCGATACCGGTGCCGTCCCAGTCGGTCGAGGTGATCCACCCCTGACCGCCGACGCGCAGGCCTCCCTCGGTGATCGACGCCGACCGCAGCGGGGTGGCCTTCGACAGGGCACGCACCTGCTGCTCGAGTGTGCGGATGCGCGCCATGATCCCGCCGTCGGACATGAGCTCGGTTCCCACTGGTTCCTCTTCTCTCTCAGACGATCGCGAGGTCGGGTGCGACCTCGAGTCGCACGACCTCGTCGGACGACCCGGACATCGCGAGGATCCGCACCAGGTGCTCACCGTCCGGGATGTACGGGTCTCCCTCGAGCTGCACGATCGCGGTGTCGCCCGGCTGGTAGGTCCCCAGCGCCGGCTCGACGTCGGCCCGCACCGACAACGACCACTGCTCCAGCGGCGTCGCGCGACGGGCGACCAGGTCGGCCGCGTGGTCGTCGAGGGTGTCCTGCTCGGCGGTCTGGGTGTGCGAGGTGTCCTCCACCTCGAGCAGCGGGTACCCCGCGGCCACGAGGGTCATGTCCTCGTGCAGACCGCGCAGCTGCTCGCGCTCGGTGCCGACTCCGGGCACCCAGCCGCGGGCGGCGAGCTTCGACCCGTCGATGTCGACGCCCAGGTCGACCACCGCGGACTCGGCTACCGAGTCGTCCCAGACCCACGGGTCCCCGGCCTGCTCGAGCGGGGTCCCGACCCGCATCACCCACTCGATCCGCGACTCGTCCCCGGCGACCCGCCGCGGCACGAACTCGATATCGGGGCCGTCCAGCACCCCGGTCAACAGCTTGAGCTCGTGCCCGAGGTCGGCGAGCTCGTAGGCGTTGACACGGCGCTCGGCGGTACCGGTGACGTCCGCCGGCAGCACGAGGGGCACGTTGCCACCGGTGTGCGCGATCGCCTGCTGCACCAGGCGCTTCGCGATCGTCTCGAGCGACAGGCCCGGCAGGACCGTGTCCGCGGCCTCGCCGGGTGCCTGGGCGTAGGTCAGGGCGGGGAGCACCTTGCGGTGGTCCCACAGCGACCACAGCCCCGCGGCACCGATCTGCAGCGACCGGGACGGCTTGCGGGTGTACCGGTGGGTCCAGATCACCCCGCCGCACACCGGCGCGCCGTCGTGCTCGACGAACACGAACGAGCGCGCCGGCGCCGAGCACGTGCGCGGGTCCAGGGCCACGTTGTCCGGGTCCTCCAGGTCCAGCGCGCCCGAGACGGTGCCGGCGTCGTTCAAGGGCCGCGACCACGACACCCCGGACAGCGGCAGCACCTCGGAGATCTGCCCTGTCCGCAGGTCGCCTACCGAGTACGTCCACGCCATGCGACGACCTCCTCGTGTCGGAACGGAATGCCGGGTCCGGGTGGGTGCTGGTCAGCGGCGCGGGACCGTGGACGAGCTACACGCCGACCTTCGCGAACGTCACGCTCGGACTCTCGGTCGTGGCGGCGCGCTACCAGCGCATCGGGCAGACGATCAACGCGATCGGGCGCGTGACCCTCGGTGCCGGCTTCACCATGGGCGCCAACCCGACCATCTCGCTGCCGGTGCCGGCCGCATCGTGGATCCAGTCCGACACCCCGCTCGGCCCCGCGACGTTCCTCGACTCCGGATCCACGTACTACGCCGCGTGGATGAGGTATCACTCGACCACGCAGATGATGCCGATCCCGTCGCCGTCGGGCACCGGCATCGCGGCGACGGTGCCCTTCGTGTGGGCGGTCAATGACGCGGTCCTGTGGAACATCACCTACGAGGCCGCCTGAGCCGCCGACTCGGAACGGAATGCAGGGTCCGGGTGGGTGCCGATCATCGGTGGGCACGAGGCCGGGACGCTCGCCGGGGCGTCGCCTTGGGCGATCTACCAGTCGTCGCTCACCCGTCGCGGGACGCTCATCACCGTCAACGCTCGCGTCGACCGTACGGCCGGCTCCGCGGTGGTCGGGGAGCAGTTCGGACTGCTCCCCGCCGGGTTTCGCCCGCTGTTCCCGATCGGCTGCGGGGCGATCGCGTTCTACGCCGCCTCCGGGTGGATGCCCGCCGGGGTGATCGTCACGGCGGCCGGCGAGATGTCCCTGTACGGGACGGCGGGTGCGACCTCGGTCATCGTGTCGCTCGCGTTCACTCGCGCGTGAACGCCTACTGCGAGATCGGACGCGCGCTGCTCACGGGGCGGCGATCGCGAGCCAGTTGAGCCGCACGGTCGCGCCGCCAAGGGCGGCCCCCGCTCGCGTCAGGACACGAGCTGTGAACCCCGTGCGGTTCGCCGGGTTGAACCCGACAGTCTGGGCGATGCCGGTCGACCCGAACTCCTCGGTCGTGAGCTGGATCGTCCGCACGTTGGTCGTGAACGCCTGCGGGTAGGTCACCGTCGCAAGCCCTGCTGCGTCCGTCGTGACCACGTCCGAGCTCGCCTGGATCGCGGGCATCGCGATGGCGATAGCTCGCCACCCCGACCCGGCATTCCGTTCCAACGTCCCGGTGTCGAGCCGCTCGACCGTGATCGGGAACGTCGCCGAGGCGAGCGCGGTCAGGGCGTCGCGCTCCGCGAGGGTCCGGGTCGGGATCGGCGCGCCCCGCACCGCGGCGTACTGCGCGACGTTGGTGATCATCGAGTCGGTGATCTGCGTGGTCGTCGAGGTGATCGGCCCGACCTCGGCCAGGACGAGCCCGCCGGCGGGGATCAGCTCGTACGGCTTGCCCGGGGACGCCAGTGCGGTGCCCTTGGCGATCGCCAGGACGGGAAGGGAGTCGGCGTCGACCTCGGCGTCGCGCTGGGCGATGTAGACCAGGTCCCAGCGCGAGTTCGCCGGCGGCACCGCGTCGTGGGTGAGCGTGGCCACGGCGTCGTTCCACGGGCGGTACGTGCCGCGGCCCGCGCGGTGGATCTCCGCGGTGCCGGGCTGGACGAGCACCGACAGGCCCAGCGGCGAGTTCTGGGACACCCGCAGGGGGCTGCCGGGGGCGTTGACGATGCCCGAGCGGGTCACGAGCGGGTCGGTGGCCGACCCCGCCGCGGATGCGACCGCGAGGCCGCGGCGGTGGCTGGCTGCCGTGACGACGGCGCCGGGGGCGCCCAGGCCTGCACGAACGGTCACGGTGTCCTCCTCAGAGCTGGTAGGTGTCGGCCCACGTCACGTCGAGACGCGCGCCGGGCTGGGCAGAGCCCAGCGGGGTGATCTGGGTGATCAGCGACCCACCGGCGGGCACCGGGGACCACTGGGCCCGCGTCAGCCGGTTGCGACGCGGGGAGGTGCCCTGCTCGAGCACACGGCCGCGCCGGGTGTCGATGACCAGCCACGAGCTGGCCGCGAGCGCGTAGGGGTAGCGCAGGCGGCGACCGGTGGCGACGTCGACGAGCTCGAAGCCCTGGGCGTCGATCGGGCCCCAGACGGTGTACGTGGGCCAGGAGGGCGCGGTGCCTGCGTTGGTCAGGACGACGCGGCCGTCGACCGCGGCGGTGCCGTAGGTCAGCGGGTAGGTCAGGGGGTAGACCAGCCCGCCGCCGGGCTCGGGCATCGCGGTGCTGCCGGCGTGCTCGGCGCTGTACGCCCAGGGGTCCTTGGCGCGCAGCTGCACCTCGGCGCTGGGCAGGCCCAGGACGTACTGCTGGTCGGTGATGATGCGCCGGCGGCGGGGCTTGACCGTCAGGCGCAGCGGCTGCTGCCCGGGCAGCTTGAACCACAGGTCGAGCTCGGCACCGATGACCAGGATGCGGCGTAGGGCCGCGAGCGCGTCGGTGTAGGAGGTCGCCGAGGGCTTGACGTCGATCGCGAGCTCGACGGTGCGCCCGGAGGCGTAGTCGGTGCCGGAGAACTGCCCGTGACCGCCCGGGCGGTCGGAGTCGTCGTCGCGCACGTCGGGCAGCTCGTCCAGGCCGGTCAGCGGCAGCACGAGGCCGTAGGGGTCGTCGTCGCCGAGGAGCAGGTCTCCGAGCTGGACCTGCCAGTCCTCGAGCGGGGGTGCGCTCACCGGGGCCTCCTCACCTGCGCGCGGCCCACGCCAGCGCCTCGCCGACCTCGTCCGGGGTCATCCCACCGGCGTTGAACGTGTCGATGGCCACCGTCACCCCGCCGGCGCCGCCGGACATCCGCCGCGAGGTGGTGTTGTCGTAGACCTGGGCGCCGGTCGGGACGTTGACGAGCTCGGGGCCACGTTCCCCGACGACCGCCCACCCGCCTCGGGAGATCGACCCGCCGGTGGCCAGGTAGGGGATGTCGGGGATCTCGAACTTCTTCCCCCCGACCAGGGGCACCCAGCTGGGGACGGTGAACCCGATCTTGCCGGGGCCGTCGTTCCAGAACCGTGCGACCGAGTTGAACGCGCCCTTGAAGGCGTTCTTGATCCCCGAGCCGATGCCCTCGAAGAACGACACCGTCCCGTTCCACGCGCCCTTGACCCCGTCCCACAAGCCGGAGAAGAACCGGGCGACGGGCTGCACGACGTTCGTGTTCATCCAGGTCGCGGCCGAGGACCAGGCGCCCTTGATCCACTCCCAGGCGGCGGCGCCCGCCGCCTTGACGGTGTCCCAGTTCTTGACCAGGAGCACGATGCCCGCGATCAGCAGCACGATCGCCGCGATGATCAACCCGATCGGGTTGGCGTTCATCGCCGCGTTCCACGCCCACTGCGCCGCGGTGACCACGCCGGTCGAGACGGCCTGGGCCTTGGACACGATGGTCTGCACCAGGGTCGAGTTCTTCAGCGCCTCGATCGCCGCCTTGCCGCCCTCGACGGCCACGTTCAGCAGGTCGCCGGCATCCGCGGCGGCCTGCATCGCGACGCCGCCGACCATCATCGCGGTGCCGAACGGCCCGCCGATCAGGTCACCGAGGCCGGACAGTGCGCCGGCGGCCTGCGCGCCCTTGGACGCCACGGTGTCGGCGCCCTCTGCCGCTCGCTCGAACCCCGCAGCGGACTGCTCCCCGGAGCGCCGGACCTTGTCGGAGGACCGCTCCGCGGACGACGCGACGTCGTCGAACGTCTTGGAGGCCTTGTCGATGCCGATGACGGTGAACTCGACTGCTGGTGTCGCCACCTCAGACCTCCCGTTCCAGTGCCCGCTCGACCGCCTCCGCGGTCTGGACCATCGCCTGCTCGATCCCGTCGAGGAACTGCCCCTGGTGCTGGTCGAGGACGTCGGCCAGCAGACCCTTGGTCGTGACGTCCTGCTCGACCCACCGCCAGGACCGGCGCGACCGGCGCCCGGGATGGGCCGGGTGACGCAGCACACCGCGCGACTCCAGCGAGGTGTAGTCGTGCTTGTCGTCGGTCGAGACGATCCGCACGCCCGCGGACACCTTGGCCGAGTCCGACAGGCGGTTGCGGACCGCGAACGTCCGCTTCTTCTTCGTCAGGGCCTTCGCGACGCCCCCGCGCTGGGGGAGCCGGGCGGCCAGGGTCGTGCGCATGTCCTCGGCGGCCGGCTGCCCGGCCTCCCGCAGCGCGGCCAGGAGCTGCTTGCGCAGCTCCTGGCCACCGGCGACCTTGCGCATCACCTGGGCGAGATCCTTGAGCGCCTCCCCGCCCTCGATCCGATAGTCGTCGGCCACGACTCACCTCCCCGCGATCCGCTCCGCCATGGCCCGATTCGCCTCGGCGGCCATGTCGAACAGCTCGTCGCGCTCGAGGCGGGTCAGCAGCAGGTAGGAGTGAGCGGGCTGGCCGGTGACCAGGCACCACTTCGCCAACGCTCGCGCGTCGGCTAGCTCGCTTCCCCCGGCTCGGACCCACCGCCCTCGTCCTCCACGACGAAGTACGCCTGCACCTCGCCCAGGGTCATCGCGAGCGCCGCCTGCTTCGGGTCGGGCTCGCCGGCCCGCTTGCGGTGGATGAACACCAGCGCGCGCATCCACGTGGTGGGCTCCTTCTTGCTCAGGTCCGTGATCGGCGCCCCGAACTCGCGCTTGATGGCGATCTCGTCGAAGCCGGTCAGGGTGTCGAAGAACTGCCCCGCGCTCTTGTCCACGACGGGCGCGGCCCCGCTCACGCGGCGACCTTCGTCCAGGTCGTGATCTGCCACGTGACCTCGACGGTGAGCGCCTGGGTGCTGTCGTCGGACGCGTCACCGCCCATCGTCACGTCGCCGGTCGGACCCGAGGGGATCGCCGTGAACGTGTAGTGCGGCTGAGCTGCCGACGCGGTGTCGTTGCCGTGCGGCTTGTACACCCCGGGCACCGAGGTCCCCGCGGCGGCCAGCGCCATGGAGTACAGGGTGCCGGTCGCGTCGTCCTGCGTGATCGTCATCGTCAGGACCGTGGGGACCTGCGCGCGCATCTGCTTGAACGTCTGCTTGGTCCCCGGCCCGAACGACCAGCTGGTGGCCTCGTCCGACCGGTCCACGGCGTCGAGCAGCAGCTTGCCGTCGCGCCCGTTGATCTTGCCCATCTCAGGCTCCTTCGAACTCTGCGCGACTCAGGGCGGTCGCGACGTTGACAGCGGCACCGAGCGAGGTGCCCGCACCGGTGGAGATCTCCCCGGGCTGGTCCACCGAGACCGCCGAGAACCGTGAGCCGCGCAGCGCGATGATGACCTCGCGGACCATGTCCCCCAGGTCGGTCATCTGCCGGGTGTTCTCCCCCGGGGCGGCCACGCACACCACGAGGAACTGCGCCCGCCACGCCCCGACCGTCTGGCCCGCCTCCAGCCACGGCGACGCGGCCAGGACGTACCGGACGGGCGGGGTGTACCGGCGGGGCACCTCGGGCTTCGCACGCAGCCCGGCGGCCGTCAGCAGGTCCGCGAGCTCGACCTGCTGGGCGTAGGGCGCGCTCACAGTGCGAACACCGTCGGGATCCACGGCGTCAGCAGCGGACGCACCGGGGCCAGCGGGTCACGTCCGATGCGGATCGTGACCCCCGACCCGTCGTCGCCGGGCTGGAAGTTCGTCAGCACGACGCCGTTCTGCGACTTGGTGCGCGTGAAGATGTCCTCCGCGCACGCCAACGTCGCGTGGTCCAGGACCTCATCGGGCACCGTCGGCAGGTTCTGCGGGTCGGCGGCCATCGCCGCGCGGTACCGCGCCACGAACAGCGGCGCCAGCGTGACGATCTTCTCGGCCAGCTGCTGGTCCTCGGCGTCTGCCCCGACCCGGTCGAGCAGCTCCGTCGCGCTGACGGCCACGATCAGTCGCCGCTCTCGGGCGCGGGCGGCTGGGTGTCCTCGCCCTGCTCGTCGTCGACGCCGCCGGACTCCTCGTCGTCCTCGTCCTCGGCATCCTGCTCGTCGGCCTCGTCGGGGGCCTCGCCCTCGACCTGCTCGGTCGGCGGCCCGGTCTGCTCACCGGACGCGCTCTCGGGCGACGGGGCGCCCTCCTGCTGCGTCTCGCCGGCCTCGGGGGTCCCCTCGGTGCCCTCGGGCGCCGTGGTCTTCTCCTGCGGGGCGGGGGCGGCCTTCTCGGCGCCCTTCGCGCCGCGCTTGCGGCGCGGGGCACGGGTCGGTGTGACCCTCGGCTCGGAGCGGGCCACGCGGTAGTGAGCGCCCTCCGCGGCCGGCGCGAACAGGTGCGGGTAGCGGCGGAGGAGCTCGTGCCCCTCCTCGACCCGGGTCGCCCCGCGCCTGACCGGCACCGGGCGGCCGTCGTGCTCGACGACGGCGGACTGGACTGCGACGTACACCTCGGCCATGGCCGAACCTCCTTGGTTGCGGGACGGGGCCGGCAGCACGGGGGTGCTGCCGGCCCCGTCACGGGCGGTGTGGGTCAGGCGTGCATCGTCAGGACGCGGAACGCGGCCGGGACGAGCACCTTGGACCCGTTGTGCCAGAACGCGAACACCCCGCGCTGGCCGGTCGGGCGCTGGTTGGCGCCGAACACCTGCGGCACGAGCTCGAGGGTCATGCCGATGCGGTCGACGATCAGGAACTGGCGGAAGTCACCGACCACCGCGACCTTCGTGCCGGCGGCCAGGGAGAACGCCGGCATCTCCGAGGCCTCGAAGGTCGGCTTGCCCAGCAGCGGGCGACCCGCCGCGGACTCGGCCAGCGGCGCCCACACGTCGCCCTCGGCGGGCGTCAGGGTCCGCGCGAGGTCGTAGAACTCCGGCGTGGACAGCCACGAGGCGTTGCGGCGCCACCGCGAGGGGACGGCGTTCTTCGCCCCGGTCAGGTCGGTGTAGGTGATCGCGCCGGCGGCCGCGGTGACCGAGGCCGTCGTCGCGCCGACCAGGATGCCCTGCGGGTTCGGGGCGGTCCCGTTGCCCGTCAGGAACGCGGTGGCCTCCTCCTGGGCCTTGGCGTCGGCCAGGATGTTCGTCAGCTCGGCCCGCAGCGCGGACCACGACGTCTCCAGCTCCACCGAGAACGGGATCCAGCCGGTCACCCGGGAGGTCGCCACGGTCGGCTGGGTGAACGTCGGGGACGTCTCGGCGGCCTCGGCCGCCTCGGCGGACCGGGTCACCGAGACCCCGGCGCTGGACACGCCCTCCCAGACCTTGCCGGTGATCTGCTCGACCCGCGCGAGCTGGCGGATCGGGTCGTCGACGCCGTCGGACGTCAGGATCACCGTCGGGTCGAGCTGGAACGGCACCGCGTACCCGCCGGCGCCGTCGACACCCAGGGACAGCGCACGCTGCTCCTCGGAGGTCAGGCCCAGGGTGTTGCCGGCGACCATCGCCTTGCCGAACGCCCGCTCGTACACCGGCGAGCCGGTGACCAGGATGCGGCGCGCGACGGTGCCCTGGTCGTCGTCGACGACGTCGAGCAGGTGCCGGACCTGGGTCTGGGCGGCCTCGCGGCGCACCCCGGAGAACCGGGCCTGGTCGATCGCGCGCAGGGCGTTGTCCCGCATGAGCCGCGGGACGTCGTCCAGCGACCGGGCCTTGTTGCGGATGGCCGACAGGTCGTAGATGTCGTCCGGCTTGATGTGCACGGCCGGGCCCGCGGCGCGCACGCGGTCGGCGGCGGACCGCTCGACCGACTCGGGGGACTCCCCGGCGCCCGGGCGGGCGGCGAAGTTCGCCAGGGTGCGGGTGCGGGCCTCCTGGGCGGCGATCGCCTTGTGGTGCTCGGCGCGCTCGGCCTCCAGGCCGTCCCACTCGCTCTGGTGGTCGCTGCGCAGCTCGGCGCCGGCGTTCTCGGTGTCGATCTCGGACAGGCGCGCGTCGATCTCGGTGATCCGGGCCGCGCGCTCCTCCATGGTGAGCGGTGCGCTCATGACTGCCTCCTGGGGCGTCTGGGGGGTGGTGGGGGTTGCCGGTGCCGCAGAGTGCGGCGCGGGCGGGGCGTCGAGGTGGTCGGCCCGTTCCTGGGGCCGGACCGGGCTCGGCGCGTGCTCGCGCGGCGGGTCCTCGGACTCGGGTCCTGCAGCCGCGCCGCCGGTGGCGGCGCGGACGGATCGGTGGGCCTGCTCGTAGGCCGACGGGTCGCGGCGCTTGAGCTGCTCGTAGAACGTGTCGGTGCCCGAGCGCAGCCCGGTCGTCTCGTTCGTGGTCGGGGAGGCCGGCCAGACCGTCGGGCCGAACTCCGCCAGGGCGACCTCGGTGACCGAGCGCTGCGGGAGGGCCTTCCACTCGTCGGGCACGTCCGGCTCGAACCCGGCCGCCTCCGGCTCGGCCCACTGGTCGGCCACGACCCGGAACCGGAACGACTGGCCGTACGCGCCGGCCGCGAGCGCCGGGGCGAGGTCGCGGTTGTAGGAGGTGTCCAGCAGCGGGGTCTCGGCGTAGGGGCCGGCCTCGCGCTCCTCCAGGACGGCTGGCACGCCGAGCGGCTTGTCGCCGACGGTCGGGTCGAACCCGTGCTCGAGCAGGCACCGCACCGGGGTCTGGCCCGAGCGGTTCTTGATCGTGCGCTTGAACGCCCCGGGCAGGATCCGCTCGATGAAGTGGCCCTCCCAGTACGAGTCGATCTCGTACCAGACGCCGAACACCGAGAACTCCCCGACCAGGGTGCCCAGCGGGGCGTCCGCGCTGACCTCGGCGCGCAGCTCGGTGCGCACGCCGCGGGTGCGCACGACGTCGACGTCGAGCCTGGTGTTCCCCATCGGTGCCTCCTTCTGTGGTGATGTGTGTCAGGTCGCCGGCAGAGGGCCGGGCTTGAGGCCCGCCCCGGCGCGGTTGGCGATGTTCCGCGCCTCCTCGTCGGTCAGGACGACGCCGACGCCGAGGTAGAGCTTCTGGATCAGCTCGGCCGCCGCGCGGGCCTGATCGGCGTCGGTAGGGACTACGCCTGCGCCTCCTGCGCTACCCCCCCCGGCGTCGCACCCGGGGCCTGCAGCTGGACGCTGACCAGACCGGTGTGCACGAGCAGCTGCAGGTCGCCGTCGGTGACGGCGTGGATCGCGGACTCGGGCGTGAAGCCCTGCATGATCAGGGCGTTGATCGTCTCGGCCTGCGTCCGCTGGGTCGTGGCGGCCTTCTCGGCGTCGTCGCGCAGGAAAGGCACCCACCGGGTGTCATGCCACAGCTGGGCGCCGCCGACGGGGATCTCCTCGGGCAGGAACAGCGACTCCAGAGCGCCGGCGGCAGCGGCCCACAGGTGCTGCATGGTCCCGTCGCCCAGGCGCCGGCGGGCACCGGAGTCGAAGTTCCCGGCGTTGAGCGCTGAGCCCTGCAGGCCCTCGGAGAACCCGACCCACGACGGCGGCACGCCGGCGGCGGACGCCAGACGGGACTCGCCCTTGCCCTGGGTGGCCGCGAACTGCAGCTGCTGGAAGTCCTTGCCGATGACGACCGGGTCCGCGCCGCCGCCGAGGTAGAGCGTCTTGTAGGCGTTGAACGCGCCCTTGTGCTCGTCCTCGAGGAGCGTCTTGAACGCGCGGACCGCGTCGAGGGTCACGGCGGGGTCGAACTTGATCGCCAGGTTCGGGGTGGCCGCGTTCTCGAAGAACCGCGCCTTGTGCGACTCGGAGGCGTTGTCGGAGTTGATCTCGTTGAGCACGGGGGTGATCCACGACATGCCACGGAAGAACGCCGCCGGGTCGGGCAGCGGGGCGTAGTGGGCGACCTCCCCGGGCAGGAACAGGCGGGCGCGGCCCAGGTCGCCGCCGGGGGCGTACTGGTAGCCGGCCACCTCGACGTCGGCGGCGTCCTGGGGGTTGTCGGCGTCCTCGCGCGAGCCGAGGATGATCGTCACCCACTCCGGGCGCAGGCACGCCAGGCGGTCCTCGAAGGTGCCCAGCGCGCGCTCGCCGCGCCGGATGCGGCGCACGAACGCGTTGCCGGACCCCGAGGCCCCGAGCTCCATCCGGCCGAGCAGGTCGGTGGTGCGCGCGCCCTTCCAGGGCCGCTCGAGGACGGCCAGCGCCGAGGTGCCGAACATGTCGCGCGGGTTGCCGCCGGTGCCGCGGGTCCACTGGAACCGGGCCTGGGAGAACACCTGCAGGCGGGCGGCGACCAACGCGAACACCGGGCCGTTGCGGCGGGCCACGTCGATCGGGGTCGTGACCCGCTCCTCACCCATGCCCGAGCCGTAGGACGTCCACAGGGCGCCGGGGTCGGTGAACAGCGGCAGCAGCTGCTCGAGGGTCAGGGACTCCCCGGAGCGCTCGACCTGGCCGCGAGCGCGCGACAGGACCCTCTCGTACAGCCTCACCGGCGAGCACCGCCCATCGGCAGCAGGCAGACCCCGCCGACCAGGACGAGCACACCGGCGGTGATCACACCGGCCGGCACGGACACCAGCGCGACGCCGACGGCGACGAGCAGCGCGCCGGCGGCCACCAGGGCGACGGCAACCTTCATGGATCTCACCCCCACAGAGCGAACGGTTCGGGCGCCGCCTCGACGGGCGGCGCGGTGGCCAGGTGCACGGCCAGGGCGAGCGCCTCGAGCATCGAGACGTCCCCGGCCTTGTGGTCGAACACCCGCTGGTCGCCGACGAGCTTCCAGCGCGCGAGCAGCACCGCGGTGTTCAGCGCGTCGTAGTCGCCGTGGTGGGCGGTGCGGGTCGCGATCTGCTCGGCGAGGTGGTCCACGCCGCGGACCATCGCCGCGAACGGGACGGCGTGCACGGTGACGCCGGCGGCCTCGAGCTTCGGGGCGAGCAGCGCGGCTCCGGTCTTCTCCTGGACGACGACCGGCACATCGTGCTTCGTGGCGATCCGTGCGACCTCGGCGACGAACTCGGCCTGCCCGGCCAGGAACGGCATCCGGGCGACCGCGCCGAGGTGCCCGCCGCCGTAGGACGCCAGGGACAGCCAGGTGCGTTCGGCGTCGGCCATCACGCCCAGCGCCTCGACCGGCGGGAGTGGGTCGCGCTGCTCGAGCAGGTCGGCCCAGTTCGGGAAGATCGATGTGCGCACGAACTCGTCCCAGATCCCCAGGCCCTCACGGCGCCAGGAGTCGTCGTCGGTGAGGTTCTCGCGCAGTCGCTCGATCGAGATGTCCGGGGTGCGGTGCGGGTAGGACGGGTTGGCCAGGGCGACCTGCGCCCGGTCGTCCAGGGCCGGGCCGCCGCGCTGCCCGCAGTTCGGGTCGGCCGAGCACTCCACGTAGACGGCGTGGCCGCCCTGGGCGACGCCGCCGAAGTCGGCGACGCCTGCCTTCACGGCGAGCGCCTTGTCGCGGCGGTTGCGGAACTCCTGGCCGGGGTCGGTCGGGCGGGGCGGGGTGCCCATGAAGAACAGCAGGGCGCCGAACGACCACCGCGACTGGTTGGTGGCCGCGACCATGTCCTCCAGCGCCCGCGAGGACAGGATCTGCGCCTCGTCGAACACCTCGACGTCGATCTCGTCGAAGCCTCTCCCGAAGCCGAGCTCGCGGGCGCCGAACATGATGACCGAGCCGTTGGCGAACCGGATCTCCTGCTCACCGTTCGCGGTGCGGATCCCGTGGTTGCGGTCGCGGCGCAGGTGCCGGCGCACCGCCTTGCGCTTGACGAAGCCCTGCATCTTCTGGAACGTCTGCGTGGCGGTGCGGGTGCGGTGCGCGGTCCACAGCACCGTCAGGTTCGGGAACATCGTGCACAGCGCCACGACGATGCACATCGTGATGAACGTCTTGGCGACCTGCCGGGGGATCGACAGCACCACCCCACCGACGGTCGCGGCGAACGTCCCGTTCGCGCGGACGCCGAGCGCGACCTGGCCGAGGCCGTCCTGCCAGGTGTCGAACGCCACGCCGAGCTCGCCGCACCGCTCCAGGACGCCGGTCTGTCCCGGCCAGCCGAGCCACAGGCTGCGCTCGATGCCCTCGGGGATCACGACGTGCCGGGCGACCTCAGAGAGCCGTAGCGTCGAACGTTCGCGGCTGGGTGCTGCCGTCGTCATCGGTGCCCTCCTGCGCGCCGGCCGGCGGCGCACCGCCCAGCTGGGGGCCGGCGGGCGCCGGGTCGGGGTCCTCGCCGGCGGGTCGCGGTGCGATCTCCTGGCGCAGCGACGCGGCCTGCCGGGCGAGCGCCGCGATGAACTGCAGCTGCCCGCCGGTCTTGGCGCGGTCGATCGTGTCGGCCACCACGAGCAGGTCCGCGGCCGCCGGGTTCACCGTCGCGTCGATGCCCCGGCCCGCCAGCCAGGCCCGGGCGGTCGCACCGGAGGACCCGGGCGCGGGCGCCGGGCTGGCCGGCTCGCCGTCGGGCCTGCTCTGCCGCGAGCGCCACCGCTCCCGATCGACGGCCCGGCGGACCGCCGCGCACTCGGCCTTCTTGCACTGGCGTCTCGTGCCGTCGTGGTGATCGCCCGACGGCGACTCGTGCCCTCGTGCTGCAGCCACGGGTCACCCCCTTCCCCCGATGTGGAGTCATGCACGCGGAGTCGTGCGGAGTGTCGAACGATGCGTGCGGAGAAAGGCCCCCTGACCTGGGGAGAGAGATTCCCGGTGGCGTCGGGGTGGGGAGGGCGACGCGCCCGCCCGTCGCTGACGCACCCCCCGGTCACAGCGACAACCAACGGCCGCCGTTGAGGGAGCGGAGCGTCGCGGCGCGAGCGCGGTTGCCCTTGCGTGCGCCCTTGGATCGGTTGCACGTGGCGTGCGCCGGCCCGAGGTAGCCGGCGCCGTCGTCGGTGTGGTCCAGGTCCCAGGCCATCGCCGCCGTCACCGGCCGCCCGCACACGGTGCACGGTCGCGGCAGCCGGCCCGCCCACTCGGCGCGGGCCGTGCGGTGGGCGTGGTCGTAGCGGCGAGCCTTCGCCGCGCGGGAGGTGCCGTGCGCCGTCAGCGCGATCGGCGTCCACGAGCCGTGCTGCTCGAGCGCGCCCGGCCAGATCGGGACGCGGTCGGTGCGGTCGCGCATCGAGTACCACGTCGCGACGGCGCGCACGCCGATCACGAAGTCGCCGCGGCGCCGGGCGCGCACCCGGGTCGCGCACACGTCCGGCCCGGGGTCGAGCAGGTAGCCGTGCGTCGCCCGCGTCCACGCCGCAGCGCGAGCACGGGCGGTTGACGTCGAGCCGGCGCGGATCACGACCGCACGAGCCTGGGCGTCGGTGCCGAGCACGCGCAGCGCCGTACGGAACTGGGCCTCGGTGCGCCACAGCGGGTCGTCACGGTCGAACACCCGCAGGCCGTGCTCGGCGGCCAGCGACCGGGCGAGCGTGGTCTTGCCCGCGCCGGGCGGACCGAACAGCAGCACGACGAGACGAGGCATGGTGACCTCCGCTCGCGCCCGGGAAGCACGAAGGCCCGAACCGCTTCGGTCCGGGCCTCGGTGTGGGCATGACGAACCCACTGGTCGGCACCCTACGCGGGAGCGGCCTCGTCGTGCAACGTCGGTGCCGCGACCTCGATCGGGGGCTCGGCGAACGCCAACCGGTACACGGCCTCCAGCTCGGCGACGGTCGCGCCGTCCCAGGCCGCGCCGCAGTCGAGGCACACCATCACGAGCGGGTGGTCGACGACCTGCAACCCGCCGCGCTTGCGACAGGCCGGGCACGGCACGTGCGGCTTGAGCGGCGGGGAGTCCCACGTCGTGACGATGCGCGCGTGCGCCCACCAGCGGCGCACCGCGGCGTCCACGTCGAGCAGGGAGTCCCGGTCGAGGTCGGCGGCGTAGTGGTGGATCACGGACAGCGCGTCGGCGAGCCGCTGCGGGCGCACCCGTACCCGCACGCCGGGCACGGCCTGCTCGGCGTACTGCGCGAGGATCCGCCCGGCGAGGTACGCCGCCTCGTGGGTGATGGTGCGCAGCGTGTCGGTGCCCTCGAGCGAGCCCGGGGGCCGCGCCTTGCTCCCACCGCCGCGCCCGCTCGTGCTGCCGGCGATCGAATGCGCGAGCTGCACGAGCAGCGGGGGCAGCTCGACGACGACCTCGCGGCGCACCAGGTGCTCGACGCCCGGCAGGCGCACCCACTGCTGGGCCGGCGTGCGGCTCGGGCGCCGCAGGTCGTCGATGCGGCGACGTACCCGGTCGACCACGACGGTCGACGTCGGGGCGTGCTGGTCGTGCTCGGTGGTGCTGGTCATGCGGTCTCTCCTCCGTCACGTGCGCAGCGGGGGCACGGGACGTGCTGGTCACGGTGGATCGGGCAGCGGTTCTCGTCGGCGACGGACGACGGGCCGCCCGACCAGCCCTGCCAGGGTGAGGCACCCGAGGGCGGCGGCCAGGCGAGCGGGGCAGGTCCGGCGTCGTGAGGGTCGGGCTCTCGGGCGGGGGTCTGATCGGGGCGGGGTCGTCCACCTCGGCCGCGCCGGCGGCGGGGACGACGGGGGGAGGGCTGGGCCAACCCCGACCCTTCCCCTGACCCCAACCCACTCCCTGACCCTGACCCTGACCCGGGCGCACGCCCAGGCCCGCGCCCGCGCGTCGCGCCCGCGGGAGGACCTTGCGGGCTGGCGTTCGGCTGGCTCGGAGCCAACGGCTCAGCGTTGGCGGGCTCGACGGCGGGCTCGGCGGGCGCCTCAGCGGCGGGCGAGCCCGGCGAGGCAGCGGCCGCGAGCGCCGGGGTCGTGTCCGGCGAGACGGTGGTCTCTGCGGCGGGCGCGGTGGCGGGGCGGGTGGGGGCGGGGCGCAGGGTCATGCCGGCTTCCTCGGGGGTCCGGGAGGCCTTGGTGCGGTTGCAGGGGCCGCAGGAGACGACGAGGTTGCGGACGCCGGCGGCGATGCGCGGGTCGACGTGATCGAGCTGGGGGCCGTTCGTGGTGTGGTCAGATCGCTTGGTGAGGGTGCCGCAGTAGCGGCACAGCGCAGACATCACCTTGGCCGGCACGGTGGGGTCGACGGCGTCGCGTAGCCAGACCGCGTTGACGATCTCGGCGCGCTTGTTCTCCTTGGACTTGGCCTGCGCGACCTTGAGGTCGGCGGCGCGCTTGTAGCGCATGTCCCACCAGTCGTGGAACCGCCAGGAGTGCTCCGGGACGGGGTCGCAGCGGGGGCAGTCGTGACCGGGCGCGTGGAGCAGCCCTGCGTCCACCAGGAGGCGGGCGAGCTGCTCGGCGATCTGCCGGTCGGGGACGACGCTGACGAGGTCGGACAGGTGCACCAGGCCGTCGGAGCCGGCGGCCTGGGAGACGGCACCCTCGAGCGCCCACATGCCGATCGCGGCGAGGCCGGTGATGTCACCCGTGAGCAGGATCGGGGCGAGCAGCCCCTTGATCTTGCCCTTCGTCGGGGCGGCGTCGTCGAGCATCCAGAACGGCACGGGCGTCGTCTCTCCATGTGGTGGTGCGGATGGTGCTGGGCGGGGCGCGCGTCACGGCGCCGGGCCGGGGTTGTGCAGACCGCGCAGGTAGACCCGCTGGGCCAGACGGGCGCGCGCCGCGGCGGTGCCGTGACGGTGTGCGGGCGAGGCCTTGCGGGCCTCGACGATCCACGGCTCGAGCTGGTCGACGTGGCGGCCGCGGGCGGCGAGGAGGCCCGTGGCCGTCATGCCCGGCGGCGGGGTCGGGACGATCCGGCCCGCGGCCGCGGCCGGCGAGCAGTCGTCGCACCGGTACCCGCCCAGGTACAGGTGCCCGGGGCGGTCCGGGTGGAACAGGCAGCGCCCGCCGAGCGAGGTGGGGCGCAGCCCGAGGACGTCGACGACCGCGAGCCACGTGTCTTCCGACGGCGCGCGCTTGAACCCCGCGGCTTTCCACACCCGTCGCCGGTTGCCGGTGCCGGCGGCCAGGCCGCCGGCGTCGACTCCGAGCAGTCGGGCGTGGGCCGCGAGCGCCTCGGCCTTCTCGAGACGGCGCAGCTCGGCCGCGCGGGTGTGCGCGAAGTCGACGGGGGTCACTGGATCTCCCATCGGCGCGCGCGCAGGCCGTCGTCGGTGGCCTGCTGCTCGCGGTAGGCGTCGAGCAGCTCGCGGGCGAGACGGTCGACGGCCTCGTCCCGGGTGCAGCGCCAGCGGTGGGCAGCGCGGCGGACGGCGCGCGCGTCGATGCGGTGCGTGCTCGGGACCGAGGGCGGGGCGTCGGGGTGGGTCGGGTGCGACCAGATCCACACCGTGTACGCGCCGTCCTCGCGCGGGCGGACCTCAGCCGTGTAGGTGCGACCGGGCGTCACGGGGTCGGCTCCTCGTCGTCGGGCGTGACGCGGGTGACGCCGTCCTCGGTCAGGACGTACAGCCCGGTCGCGCGGCGCAGGTCCAGGCCCGCGGTCGCGTCGTCGGGGTGCTCGCCCAGGCGCTCGATCCACGCCTCGCGCCACGCCTTGGCGTGGGCGAGGGCTCCCTCGTCGGCCGGGACCTGGGTGAGCAGGCCGAGGAACGACTCCCCGCAGGAGATCCGCCAGACCTTCGCGGGCTCGGGCACCCGGTCGACGACGAGCGGCTTGCCGTAGGCGCGCTGCGCGGCGGCGAACCGCTTCCAGTGCTCGGAGTGGAACCACGCCTCACCGGTGGCGGTCGACCCGTCGAGCCGGCCGACGAACATCGACCGCAGGTCCGGGAACGTCTCCTCCGGGGTCATCCGGCCGAGGGTCAACGAGTTCCCGTCGAGCAGCCCCCCGACATCGGTGAACGTCACCTCGGTGTCGGTCGTGGAGATCCGCAGCGAGGCCTCCTCGTTCTTGCCCGGCGCGGGGAACACCGTCATGACCTGGGCGACCTCGCCAGGGTCGAGGTCGATCACGTCCGCCTCGCCGTCGGACTCCCACAGCGACACCAGGCCCAGGCCGATCGTGTACCGGTCGGTCGCCGAGACCTCGACGTTCACCCCGAACGGGGTCAACCTCACCCTGCGCAGCCGTGGGTCGTCCTTGTCACGGGAGGCGTGCGGGACGACCGCCGACAGCGCCGCCCGCAGGTCGGCGAGGTCGACGACGAAGGACGTCACGACCCGGCTCCCGACGGGACCGCCGGCACGCCGAGCTCGGCGTAGGCGGCGTCCGACCCGCACACCACGCACTGGGACTGGCGGGCGGAGGTGATCTGCAGGTGCTGACGCTCGTCGGCGCGGATCACCGACTCCCAGCACTCCCCGCACGCGATGCCGCCGACCGAGCGGCCGGTCTTGTGCGCCAGGCGCCGGCAACGGGCCGCGGCCTGGTGGGACAGCCCGTGGTCCGGGCCGAGGTGCCACGCCCGGCCGACGCCCAGCTTGCGGACGGTGCCGGAGGCGATGCGGGCGGTGCGGACCGCGGCGCCGACCTTGAGGTACCCGGAGCGCACGGCCTCCTGCTCCTCGGCGGGCAGGGACAGCAGCGCCAGGCGCGCGGACACCGTCGGCTGGGAGCGACCGACCGTCACCGCGAGCGCCCCGTCGGTCAGGTTGCCCAGGGTCTTCAAGCGCAGGAGGGCGCGGGCCTCCTCGATCGGGTCCAGGCCCGCGCGCTGGCCGTTCTCGACGAGCATCTTCGCCAGGACGTCGTCCGGGGCCATGGCCTTGCGCAGGATGACCTCGGCGCGGGTGCGCCCGAGCAGGCGCAGGGCGGCGTAGCGGCGGTGGCCGGCGACGATGACCATGTGCCCGTCGGCGTCGCGGCGGGCGATGATCGGCTGGATCAGGCCCTGCTCGCGGATCGAGCGGGCGAGCTCGTCGAGGTCGCCGAGCGACTCGCGGGGGTTGTCCGGGTCGGGGTGCAGCTCGGACATCAGGACCTCGAACAGGCCTTCGGCGGGGACGCCGACGGGGACAGTCGCGGGCGGGGTACGGGGCGGGGCGGGCTTCGGGGCCGGGCTGGGCGGCGCGCCGAGCGCGTCGTCGAGGGCGGCCGCCAACGCGTGGTCGGTCATGGCTACTCCTGGTTCTCGAGGTGGTCGGGGCTGTCGATGTGTGCGGCCGAGTTGCCGACGCGGCGGGGCAGGCCGTGTCGTCGTTGCAGGCGGGCCCGCTCCTGCTCGGTGGCACCGCCCCACACGCCCCACTCGGTGTGCGTCAGCGCCCATCCGAGGCAGCCGCGGATCAGCGGGCAGGTCGCGCAGACGGCCTTGGCCTTCTCGTCGCGGGCGTCGCGGTCGTCGCCGCGCTCGCCGGCGGCGTAGAAGAACAGCTCGGGGTCGGCGTCGGCGCACGCCTGCCGGCCGTCGAGGAACTGCAGCGGTTGGCCGTCGCCCCACGCGATCACGTGGACGCTCCGGCGACGTGCCGGTCGACCGCTACCGGGTCGAACAGACCGCCGCAGCGGCACCGGACGAGCACCAGGCCCGCACCGAAATCCTCGACGCGCGCCACCTGGTGCGCCGGGCCGTCCAGCACCGCGAGCGCCGCCGGCAACGTCAGGTCGAGGCTCACCGGCCACCGCGCAGCACGCGCAGGGCGTCCTCGACGCGCTGGAACGCGGTCGCGGTGCCGCCGGTGTCCGGGTGGGTGTGACGGCGCGCCCGGCGCGCGACGGCGTCGAGGTCGAGGCGGCCCGTCAGAACGTCGCGTGCGGTGTCCTGGGCGGGGCCCGAGGCGTCCGGGTACGCGGCCCGGGCGAGCACCAGGGCCGCGGCGGCGGGGTCGAGCGGAGCTTCGGTGACGATCGCCGGGCCGCCGCCGATCTGCCGGTAGCCGCGATACTGCTCGGCCCGGCGGCTGATCCCGTACCGGTCGACCGCGCGCAACGCCTCGAGGCCCAGGGCGATCGACCGGACGTTGTGCTGCCAGAACTCGCACGTGTCCGCCCCGTACACCAGCGCGCCGTGCTTCGAGTCGAACGCGACGCGGACCGCGGGGTCGATCGGAGGGCGGGCGTTGGCGCGCGGCATGCCGTCCAGGCGCAGGTCCTGCTCGCGGAAGTCCGCCTCGAGCACGACCTCGCGGGCGTCGAGGTGCGCGAGCTCACGCTCGAGCAGCTCGAGGGTGTTCGACCAGCCGGCCTTGAACGCCCACCGGCCGCGGCGGCGGTCCGACGGCGTGCGCGGGCCGTCCCAGGTCGTCAGGGGGCGAGTCGTGTAGTTCACGGCTTGACCGCCTCGACGACGGTCCGCTCGATCTCGGACAGCTCGTACCCCCAGGACGCCAGCGTGCGGAGGTGGTCGGCGTGCTCCGCGCGCGGGTGGCGCCAGAAGTCCTTGAACATCCCGGACTCGATGCCGGCGGCCGCGAGCGCCACCAGGTGCTTCAGCGGGCCGTTCTTGACGCTGGCGAGGTCCTTGAGGCGGTCCTCCTCGCGCACGTCCTTGGCGTAGCGGAGCTGGTCGTACAGCTGGCCGTGCACGTAGGGAAGGACGACGCCGGTGCGGATGTGGCGGGCTGCGTAGGCAAGCGGGTCCTCGCCGCTGACGTCCGGTCCGGCGACGTTGACGACGAAGTCGCTGAGCCACTGCCGGCGGGCGGACTCGGCGGCCTGGGCGGCCTTGTTGTTCGCGACGAGGGTCTTGCGGTCGACGTCGCCGGCACCCGAGGTGGAGGTGGACGCCGAGGCGTAGCGGTCGCGGTGGCCGTTCTTCTTCCAGCCCTCGCACCCGTGGTGGACCTGCTCGGACCAGCGGTCCAGCCAGGCGACGTGCCCAGGGCAGGACGCGTGCTCCTCCACGGTGAGCTCGTCGGTTCGGGCCGCGCTGCGCGTCTTCGTGTCGTTCGTCAGCTCGCTGAGGCGCTTGGTGCCCTTCGGGGCGTTCTCGTACCCCTGGTGCTCGACGATGCGGACGCCGGTGGCCTCGAGATCCTTGAGCAGCTTCGCGCGGGCGGTCGCGCGCTTGAGGCGGGCGACGGTGTTCTCCACGACGCGCTCGAAGCCGTAGGTCCCGAAGGCGTTCTCGAGCTCGAAGGCAGCGGCGGGGTCGGCCTTGACGTCGGGGCGGGCGAGGGCCTTGGCGAGCAGCTCGGCGTCGGCGAGCGTGGCCTGATGGGTGTGGACCTGCTCGCGGGCCGGCTCGGGCAGGCGCCGCAGGCGCAGCCGCGCGGTCACGGTGGCCTTGGAGCGGCCGGTGCGCTCGGCGATCGCCGTCTCGTCCAGGCCGAGGTCGAGCAGGCCCTGGTAGGCGTCGGCCTCCTCCACCGCCGACAGATCGACGCGCTGCAGGTTCTCGAGCAGCATCAGCTCGAGCTGGTCAGCCGGGGTGAGCGACGCGTCGACGACGGCGGGCAGGGTCTCGAGGTTGCCCGCCAGGCGCGCGGCCGCGGTGCGGCGGTGCCCGATCACCAGCCGGTACGCGGCGGGGTCCTCGGGGTCGGGGACGACCAGGAGGTTCTGGCGGACGCCGTGCGAGCGGATCGAGTCCGCGAGCTCGGCCAGGTCACCGACGTCGCGGCGAGGGTTGTCGGGGTGCGGGTGCAGCTGGTCGAGCGGCAGGTACACCAGACGGTGCGTGGTGCCGAGGATCTCGTCGAGCGCGGGCGAGGGCGTCGTAGCGGTATCGGGGGCGGGGACGCTACGGCGACGGCGCTGCGGGCGCGGTGCGAGCACCTGCAACTCGTCGGGGACGGGCGGCTCCTGCGCGCGGGTCTCGGTGGTCATCTGGTGCGCCTGTTCTGCTGGCTCATCGCGGCCAGCTGCTCGGGCGTGACGTGCTGCGGGCACGTCGCGTAGTGGATGTTGAACGGGCCCCACTCGAGGGACTCGTCGAGCGGGTGGAACGGGTCGAGCTGCCTGGCCCGGTTGCCGCCGAGCGGGACGGCGTAGTTCGCCGTGCGGTGCGCGGGGGTGCCGGGGCGGGCGGCGAGCAGGTCCAGCGGGAGGGTCGAGACCGCGGCGTCCTTCGGCGTGTACCGGACCCAGCGGAGGCGGGCCCCGCAGACGCACACCGGAGTGCGAGGCGCGGCGGCCACGCGGCGGCTCACGTCCGCCGCCGGGTGCGGCCGATCTCGCGGACGGCCGCACCGGCCAGGCCCACGACCGCGAGCAGGCCGACCGCCACCACCAGGGGCAGGGCGACCTCGCTGCACGCCGACCGGCCAGCGCTCGGCGCGAACCAGTCGACGAGCACCGCGGCGATCTGCCCGCCGAGCACGACCAGGGCCGCGAGCGCCGCGACGTAGAGCAGGCCGGAGCGGGCGCCGCGCCAGGCCGCCGTCCACATGGTGCGGTGGTGGCCACGGCGGGTCGGGCGGTGCGGTGCGGGCGGGGCCGGGGTGTGGGTGTGGGGCTCGTAGACGGCGGCCAGGGCCTGCTCGATGGCGGCGACGTACTCGGGGGAGCAGTCGTCGGAGGGGCGCTGGGTCGGCAGGTCGGTGCTCACCGGGCACCGCCGGTCGCCGGGGTGGCGGTCTGGCCGAACAGCTCGGTGACGGAGCAGTCGACGGCGACCAGGTCGTCGGTGAGCCGGTCGCGGTGCCGGCCGGGCGGGGCGGTGCGGGCGCGCAGCGCGGCGCGGGCCGCGCGGAGCGGCGACGGGGCGGCGGCGTGCCGGCCGGGGATGCGGGCGGTGTCGGTGGGCATGGCGAGGGTCCTTCCGTGTCGTCGAGGACTGGGAGGTGCGTGGTGTGGGTGGGGCCGGCCCGCAGCAGGGGGGAAGCGGGCCGACCCCGGCTCAGAGGTCCCGGGCCGACGGGACCGGGATGGGCGGGCACGCGGGGTCCGCGAGCGCCGCGTCGAGGGCATCGAGCGCGTCGTCGAGGCGGGCGGCGGCGCGGCGGTAGGACTCGACGCGCAGGTCGATGTCCGTCTCGTCGCGGGGTCGCAGGCGGGTGAGCTCGCGGACGAGCTGCTCGGCGGTGTCGATCGCGGCGTCGCGGAGGTCGCCTCGGCGCCGCTCGGTGTGGGTGGCGGTCATGGTGCGGTCGAACACGCGCGAGTCGGCGCGGGTGTGGACCGGGGTGCGGGGGCCGTAGACCTCGGCCGGCGTCGGGGTGCTCACTGCCCGCTCCGGGCGGTCCGCATGAGGGCGATCACGCCGGCGGCGGTCTGCGCGCTGACGCCGAGCTCGGTGAGCAGCACCCGGTGAACCGCGACGTCGGACTCGGCGGCCTCCGCCGCGGCCAGGATGCTCAGGCCGAGCTCGCGCGCCTCGGCGGGGGTGAGCTGTCCGCGCTCCTTGCCCCAGCGGACGACCACGAACGGCTTCCCGGTGAACGCCGAGACGCCCGACTCGGTGTGGATCACGTCGGCGCTCACCGGGTCACCCCCGGCGCGGCCGGGCCGAAGCCGGTGGAGTCGTCCGGGCAGGTCTCCTCGTGCGCGGCCAAGGCCTCCTCGTAGCGGCGACGGTCGGACTCGTCACCGCCGGGGGCCAGGTACCCCGAGGCACCGCACGGGCAGACCCACGCCGCGAGAACGTCGTCCGGGATGGGGGCCTCGGCCGGGGACGGGGCCGTGGCCTCGCCGTCCCCGGCCGGGCCCTCCACCGACACCGGCGGGGCGGAGACGGCCCCGGTCGCGTCGGTGGGTGCCCCTACGGTCGGGTCATCAGCACCAGGCGCGTCAACGCCGGGTGCACCGCCGACGGGCCCGGCGCCAACCGGGGACCGTCCGACCGAAGGAGACGATTCGTGAGCGTCAGCGACGTGCAGAGCCAGGTCCGGACCGCGGTGTCCGCCGGGCAGTCCGCCAAGCGAGAGCTCCGCAGCAGCACCCCGGACCTCGACCGCGTCGGGAGGAAGATCGACGAGGCCATCGGCGCTCTCGCGAACGCGATCCTTCGACTCAGCGAGGACGTCGAGGACATCGAGCGGCGCTGACCGCGGCCGGGCCAGGACGTCCACGACCTCGCCCAACCCAGCGGTGAGGGTGGTCGCGAGCCAGGGCGACCGAGGCTCGATCCAACGCGTCATCGCGGCCAGGACGACCGCCATGTCGCGTCGGACGAACATGGCCTGCTCGTCGTCGAACGGCTGCTCGTCGTCGCGCGCGGTCCTCAGTGCGACCTCGAGCGCACCGAGGACGTCGCCGGCCTGGTCCGGGGGCGAGGCGGGCCGCCACGCGAGCTGATCGGCCACCGCCGCGCCGTCGGGGGCGAGGCGCGCCGCCCGCTCGATGCGCGCGTCGGCGAGGGTGTCGAGCCCGTCGCGGAGCGAGCGGATCCGCTCGGCCGTGACGTCGAGGTCGCCGCGGAGGTCGGCCTTGTGCGTGGAGGCGGTCTGCCGGGCGGCGAGCGCCTCGACGGCGTAGACCCGGGCGCGGTCCCGGGCAGCACGTGCGTGCCGACGGGCCCACTGCGCGGACCGCTCGGCACCGAGCGCGCGCTGCATCGCCGCGAGCGCGATACCAGCCGCTGCGGCGGCGAGCAGCCCGGTCGCGAGGACCACCCACACGAGGCCGCTCACGACGCGCTCCGGACGGTACGGTTCGGCAGCATGAGCGTCGTCATCGCGTGGGCCTCTCTCGTGTTCTCCGCTGTGGCCGCGGTGGGGGTCGGATGGCAGATCTGGCGGGCGGAGCGGGCGATGCCGAGGTGGGGCTTCGCCTCGCAGTGGATGGGCCGGGTCGGTGAGGAGTCGGTCGTCCACGGCGTCCGGTTCGCGGCAGTGGGCATCCGGGTCATGGGGACCGCGGAGCTGTTCGAGGTGCGTGCGGCGGTCTGGGGGCCAGCCTTGAGCGACGTCGACGGGCTGGACTCACGGGAGGTCATGGACGTCGAGAGCGAGCCGCTGTTCGTGAGCCTGGCCGCGCGCGACGACCTCCTGGGTGAGGTCTGGGTCGGGGTCATCTGGACCGCTCCCGACCGGGACTCGCCACGGGAGCGAGCGGAGCGGTGGAACATGCGGACGGGAGAGCTGCAGCGGTGGCGGTGGCGGTCACGACCAGTCGCTGCACTCCTGCAACTACTGCGTCATCGATCCGCAGCCGGACGCTGGAAGCCTGCTCCGCTCCCAGCCAAGGCGCGGACTGCCGTGCCAGTGCCCGAATCAGCAGGTCCGGGCTCAACGCTGAACGCAGCTCACGGCGAGCAGCTGCAAGCCGCCTACGAAGAGTGGCGATCCATGCCCCAGCGAGCAGCAGAAGCACTACGGCGACACCAAGAACGGTCGTGACCGCCCCGGCGCTCACGACGCGCTCCCGGCGAGCAGCGTCGCCGGAGCGACGTCGAGCTCACGCGCGATGATCTCGAGCTCGTCGACCGTCAGTGGGCGCCGGCCGGAGAGCTTGAGGGACATGGACTGCTGGGTGACCCCGATCGCGGCAGCGAGCGCCTGCTGCGATCCGCGTCGCCGCGCGGTGGTTGCCCGGATGTTGTCCGAGACAACGCTCTGCAATGTGGTCATGCGGAGAGTTGTAGCACTGCGTCGTGCCGCACAACAAGCCGCAATGAAATCTGCGGTGTGTCGTGAGGGTCGCCGAGGGGTTGTACTCCACAACGGTGCGATGTATGTTGCTGGCCATGAGCAACGTGTTCGCAATGCCGAGCGCCCCCGACGAGGCCGAGCTCACGGAGCTGCTGAGGTCGAACGTCCGCGCCGAGATCGCCCGCGCCGGCCTTCAGCAGGCCGATGTGGCGAAGGCGCTGGGCATCTCCCAGCAGTCCGTGTCCCTGAAGCTCTCCGGCCGCCGGCCGATCAGCGTCGAGGAGATCGGTGCGTTCGCCCGCCTGTTCGGCATCGCGCCGTTCAAGCTGCTGTGGGCCCCGTGGGGATCGAACCCACAACCCGCGGATTAA